TGGGTAGGTTATCAAAACTTTAGTGCAGGCTATGCTGACTGCGATCCAAATGGACCAATTGTAAGTGCAAGTACTCCGTTACTACAAAGTGATGGTACAGCACTTTCAGATGGTGATTTATGGGTTGATACAAGCGACTTAGAAAACTATCCACAAATTTATCGCTTTAATGCAAATCTATTAAACACACCTGTAGCCAATCGTTGGCAATTGCTAGATTCATCAGATCAAACAAGTGAAAACGGCGTACTATTTGCAGATGCACGTTATAATACAGCAGGTGCAAATAGCAGCGCAACAGGAGACATTGACGTACTGTTAACAAGTGATTACTTAGATCCAGACGCTCCGGATCCTGCACTATATCCAAAAGGTATGTTGCTATGGAACCTACGTAGAAGTGGATTTAATGTTAAGAAATTTGTACGTAACTATATTGATGTAAATGACGACAATTTACGTCAAGACGGCGCAGCAATGGACCTATACTATCCACACCGTTGGGTAACTGAGTCAGGCAACCAAGCAGACGGCGCTGGCAGCTTTGGACGTAAAGCACAACGTAAAGTTGTAGTACAGGCACTACAAGCTGTAGTTAACAATAACGATGAAATCCGTGACGATGAGTCGCGCATCTTTAACTTAATGGCAACGCCTGGATATCCAGAGCTAATTGGTGAAATGATTAGTTTAAACTATGATAGAGGACTAAGTGCTTTTGTTATAGGCGATACACCAGCTAGACTAACACCTGATGCTACATCGTTAAACAACTGGGCAACTAACCAAGCATTAGCACCGGAAGACAACGACGATGGCTTAGTAAGTAGAGATGAATACTTTGGTATCTTCTACCCATGGGGCTTTACAAGTGACAACGCAGGTAATAATGTTGTTGTACCACCGAGCCACATGATGCTACGCACAGTAGCATTAAGTGATCAGGTTAGTTATCCATGGTTTGCTCCGGCAGGGACTAGACGCGGCGGCATTACTAATGCATCAGCAACTGGTTATGTAAATGCAGAAGGCGAATTTGTAACTGTTGCACTTAACGAAGGACAACGCGATACACTATATGCACAGAATGTTAACCCAATTACATTCATTAGTGGTGCTGGGCTTGTTAACTACGGTCAAAAGACTCGTGCAAGAGGTTCAAGTGCGCTAGACAGAATTAATGTAGCACGTTTGGTAATTTACTTACGTTCGCAATTAAACCAGTTAGCTAAACCTTATATCTTTGAACCAAATGATAAGATTACACGTGATGAGATTAAACAAGCAGCAGAGAGCTTAATGCTCGAGCTAGTTGGTCAAAGAGCACTGTATGACTTCTTGGTAGTGTGTGATGAAAGCAATAATACTCCAAGCAGAGTTGATAGAAATGAACTATACTTAGACATTGCTATTGAACCTGTAAAAGCAGTAGAATTTATTTACATTCCGCTAAGACTTAAAAATACAGGAGAAATCGCAGGTCTATAAAGCATAAATTTAGGCCTCTGAAATATGAGGCCTAAAAATGCTAAATACTTGCAACAGGAGAAAACAGAATGGCAATTTCAACACTATCAAAAATTACAGTTCCATTAGCAACCGGCGACAGTGCTGCAAGCCAAGGCTTATTAATGCCAAAGCTACAATACCGCTTCCGTGTTACTTTGGAAAACTTTGGTGTAAGCACACCAACAACAGAACTTACAAAGCAAGTAGTTGACGTAACTCGTCCAACTGTTAGCTTTGAAGAAATTCCAATTGAAGTTTACAACTCACGTGCATACCTAGCAGGTAAGCATACTTGGGAAGCAATTACGCTTAACTTGCGTGAAGATGTAAACAACAATGTGCAAAAACTTGTAGGCGAGCAGCTACAGAAGCAGTTTGACTTTTACGAACAATCAAGTGCAGCAAGTGGACAAGATTATAAATTCGTTACACGTATTGAAATCTTAGATGGCGGCAACGGCGCTAATACTCCAAACGTACTAGAAACGTTTGAACTATACGGTTGCTTTGTACAAAACGCTGCATACAATTCATTAGCATACAGTGCTAACGAACCTGTAACAGTTACACTATCTATTCGTTACGATAACGCTATCCAGACACCGGATGGTACTGGCATTGGTACAGCTGTCGGAAGAACAACAAGTACCTTAGTAACTGGCGGTGGTGCGTAACACACCTACTAAAAGCCATTCTAAACTATCAAAGGGAGCTCAGTGCTCCCTTTTTTATTATATGCATAGTTTATTTTAAAAGATAAATATTTGTATGAGTAAGTTTAACGGTTTTTTAGATAATTTAGCAAATGGAGTATTAAGTCCAAAAGGCAATATGGCTGACTGGCAACATGCTTCACGCTTATATGTTGTTGATAATTTAAAACATGCCCCGAAACTAGGGTTTTTATATCATGTTACATTTTATCTAACAGAAAACGCTAAAAGTGTTATTCCGGAAGTTGACCAATATAAACATGAAATTGGCATGTTAGTTAAATCCGCTGATCTTCCAGGATTTACAGCCAGTGTTGAAACACTAAACAAGTATAATAGAAAAAAGAATGTACAAACGAGATTAGATTATAATCCCATTAATATTGCATTTCATGATGATAATTATGGTGCTACTACAGCACTTCTAGAAGCTTATTTTAAATATTACTTTGCTGACGGCAAGCAATCATTAAGTAACGGCTCGTACGGAAATAGACGCACAGGCGATACTACATATGACGGGCCAGGAACAAATACATTTAGTTTTGGTATGAATAACGATATACCTACTGTTCCGTTTTTTGACAGAATTGAAATTTCTCAAATGTCTCGCAAAAGTTATACAAAGTATACTTTAGTTAATCCGATTATATCTGCATGGTCGCATGATAGTGTAGAAAACTCTGGTAACACGCCCTTAGAAAATACAATTACTTTAAATTATGATACTGTATTTTACGATAGAGGTCAAGTCGAAGCTGGCGAAAACGGTAATCCTGCAGGCTTCGGAAGAACAGATCATTATGATAGAACACCAAGTCCTATTAGTCCACTCGGTGGAGGCCAACTTGGACTAGACGGGCAATTTGGCGTTGGATTAGATTTATATGAATATATAACACAAGGAAAGAATTTTGATAATCCGTTTGAAGCAGCAATTGCCGGTGCAAACTTATACCGAAGTGTTAGAGAAAACGGTGTAGAAGGATTACGAGAAGGCGGCTTTAGAATACTAACAGATGCTATTGGATCAGCAGCTGGTATTGATGTAGGCGGTGTTGCTCAGACATTCTTCCCTAAGAGTAGTGGCAAAGGCGGCGCCAAAGATCTTTTAATTGCAACGGCTGCTGTTGCAGGCGCATCGGCAATCAGCAGAGCAATATCTACATCTACTGGCGATACTAATCCTCAACAACAAGACGATGCAAGATTTCAAAACTTCTTAGGGCAATATCAATCAACTGGCGGAACTGGAGGAGTTAATGGTGCAAGAGCTACTTATAACAGACTTTCTCCTGCTGCTAAAGCACAGTATAATTAAGGATATCAATGTCTAATTTACCTAAAGAAAAAAATTCTAATACAAGTGACAAAGGAGTAACAAAGTTTTTTAATAATTACTTTTCAGAAACTCTTACATTTCCAACTAATCAAGTTGATGCAGTAATTTCGTTTTTTGAAAAAAGAGGCTTTGATAAATCAGCAGCAATATCAGTAGCAACAACATTATTACAACAAGCTAAACTTGATAATATAAATGTTTTCAAACTATTAGATACGTTGAAAGGATTATCGGAACTTCAACTAAGTGCGATTGTTACAGAAATACTAAACTACAATAGAGAACGATCAAGTACTTTAGGATTTAAAAGAACTAGCACATCTAATAAAACTGAAAAAAGGAATATTATAGTTTGATATGCCTAGATTCGCACAAGGAAAATTTACACCTAAGTTTCCTGAAAAATATATAGGAACTCGTTCTCCGACATATAGGTCTAGTTGGGAATTTCATTTTATGAAATTTTGTGACGAACATCCCAGCGTTGATAAATGGGCAAGCGAAAGCATACGCATACCCTATAAAAATCCATTAACTGGTAAACACACAATATATGTTCCTGACTTTTTTATTGCCTATGCTGACAAAGGCGGAAAAAAGCGTGTCGAATTAATCGAAGTAAAGCCTGCTAATCAAACATATAAAGAAAAAGTAGGGCGTTCACGTGTTAATCAAGCAAGTTTTATTGTCAATCAAGCAAAGTGGAATGCTGCTTATGCGTATTGTAAACAAAAAGGAATTACATTTCGTATAATTACTGAGCACGATATATTTCATCAAGGCGGTAACAGACGCTAAATAAACATAGCATATAATGGAACTTTGATATGACTAAAAAATTAGAAGAATTATTAAATTTACCTGATTCTAAAGATATTGTTGATAAGGCAAGAGAAGCAGATAAACAGACTAAACAAGAAGCTACAATTATTGAAGCGCAAGAAGCTGTTCGCGATATACAAGAGCTTGATAAAATAACAGCTGCCTTACCAAGAGTAAAAGGTTTAGGAGACAAGGGCGACGAAGAATTAGAAGATATTGCTCAACGTGCATTAAACAGTTATGAAGAATTAATGGATCTTGGTATGAATGTTGAAGCACGTTACAGTGGGCGTGTATTTGAAGTTGCCGGTGGAATGCTTAAAACGTCACTAGATGCTAAAGTTGCTAAAATGGACAAGAAACTAAAAATGATCGAACTGCAACTTAAGAAAGAAAAACTAGACAACGATAATTCTAATTCTGATGGCGGCATAGTAAATGGCGAAGGTTACGTAGTTACAGACCGCAACAGTTTACTAGAAAAACTTAAGAATATAGATAAATAATACAAAGCGGGATTATAACATGAAAAACTTTTCAGAATATTTAACAGAATCTAAAAAAACTTATGATTTTAAAATTGGTGTAGCAGGCGATTACGCTACAGAGTGCAAAGAAAAACTAGAAACAGCACTAGGTAAGTTCGGTGTACTAAACGTTACCGACGGTAAAAGAGTACCAATTACTAAGCGTCCGCTAGACTTCCCGCAGTTAGAAAACATGGATGTAACGTACTTTGAAACAGAAGTTACATATCCTACTACTCCGCAAGTATTACAAGAGTATTTAGGAAAATGCTGCAACATACCACAAAGCAACATTATTGTACGTGATCCACTTGCAGCGCAAGAAGAATATCAAAATGAAAAAGAACAAGAACCATATGAAGCATTATTGAATACAGAAGATATGGGTGGCGAAAGCGCTCAAGAAGCTGTAGCAGGCAACAGAACTATGGAACTTTTAAAGGAATTAGAAAAAGCTCGTCAAGAACGAGAAATTGATCCAATGGAAGGTGCACCTGTAGGTGAATCGAAAGACATTGACGAATCAGAAAATACTAAATCGGTCGTAGGAGGCTAATACAATGGATATGAAAAAAATCTTAGAAAATATGGATTTGGCAGCCGCAGGCAATAAACCTAGTACCGGTTCGTCAAATATTAATGATATGAAAACTATTTTAGAGTCAATTCAATCAGTAGAAGAGTGCGGCATGGAAGGATCAATGCCAATGGCACCGCAAGAGCCAGAAGAAAAAATGTCAATGAATGTTACTCTAAATGCTAGAGGAGATGCTGTTGCTGACCTAATTAAGTTAATGGGTGGCCCAAACACTCCGCAAGATGCGCCAATGCCTACAACGGTTACAGCATTACCTGCACCTGACACACATGACGACGAAATGGGCGACATGAAGAAGATGATGAAACTTACTGGTAATGACGTAGAAGAGCCTGAAGTAGAAGAAGAGTGGGATAACAGCCCAGATGAAGAATATGGCGATACTAAGTTAATGACTAAAGACTTATCAGGTGGAATTAATCGAGAAAAGAAAGCATATGCTGCTGCACAAGACGGCGACAATGCAATGGCTGTTGAGTCAATTAAAGAACAATTGTGGGCAGCATTAAATGACAAATTAGGTGAGGGTCGTGGACGTGGTAAAAAGAAATTAAAAGCATCACGTGGTAACGAAGACATTAAGACAACCGAGGGCCGAGGAAAAGGCCGTGGTAAGAAAAAGTCAAGAGGTTAATTGGGAAGAATACTTCCAACACATTAAACCTGTATGTCCCTGGAGCGGCGTAGCTCATAAAAAAGGCGAAATAAAAATTATACAATGGTCTGGAGAAATTGAGCCACTAGGCAACAACCAGGCCATTGTTTATATTTGTCCTAAACTTAATCGTAGACGACTAAAAAAATTACACAAAAAATTAGATCACGGCGAATACGAATGGCTGTGGAGCGAGCCTACTAACGGTCCTAATGCATCACCAGTACCTATACTAATACAACAAGACAAACGCAAGTTGTTTGATCTAAGGTTCGATACCGGTTATTATGATAATTTAATAGGTTAAATACAATATGGCAGCATCATTAGACGGCGTTCTTATTAAGAAAGCCAATAAACAAGAAACATACACAAACGAGCAAGTTGAAGAACTTATGAAGTGCATGGATCCTGACGAAGGATACTTACACTTTGCAAGAGCATTTGCATATATTCAACACCCTGTAAAAGGCAAGTTGTTGTTTGATCCGTTTGAGTATCAGCTACGTTTGATGCACAGTTATCACAACTTCCGCTTTAACATTAATATGATGCCTAGACAAACAGGTAAGACTACATGTGCTAGTATCTATCTAGCATGGTACGCAATGTTTAAACCTGATCAAACTATTCTTGTAGCAGCACACAAATATACAGGTGCGCAAGAGATTATGTCACGTATACGATTTGTATACGAAACTTGTCCAGATCATATTAGAGCAGGCGTTGTAAGCTATAACAAACAATCAATTGAATTTGAAAATGGTTCACGTATTGTTGCACAAACAACAACAGGTAATACAGGACGTGGTATGAGTATCTCGTTACTATATTGTGACGAGTTTGCATTTGTGCAACCCAACATCGCAGAAGAGTTTTGGACTTCGATATCACCTACACTAGCAACAGGTGGTCGTGCTATTATTACCAGCACACCTAACAGTGACGAAGATACATTTGCTACTATTTGGAAACAAGCAGAACAAAAGTTTGACGCACACGGCAATGAACAAGAACTAGGAATAAACGGATTTCACAGTTTTGTTGCTGAATGGCATGAGCATCCTGATAGAGATGAAAAATGGAAAGAAGAAGAAATTGGACGTATTGGCGAAGAAAAGTTTAGACGTGAATACGGTTGTGAATTCCTAGTATTTGATGAAACACTAATTAATTCAATTAAGCTTGCTGCTATGGAAGGCGACAATCCTGTACTCAATATGGGACAAACACGATGGTACAAAAAACCAACTAGTCAA